GGTTCACTATGTTAATCGGCATCTCTAACCCAGCCAAAACTCCGAGGATTATTCCGTACCCTTTTCCAAAGTTAAACATGGATGTAACGCCTTGTCCTGGCATAGCATGAACTCTCTCAATAAATGCTGGACAATGGTGTTGCTTTAAGATCTCTGTGACGAGGTTAGGGGAAATAACTTTTTTCCCCTTAACATCCATCAACGGCATATCGTGAATATTCAAAACTCCCTCGTCAGAGTCGAACATTACTAATGCTCCATTATTTCCAGGATCTATACCCCATACTTGGCTCATTTAGATTTCTTCCTACCCATTATGACATCTCCAACTGCTAACATTGTCTTGTTTAGCTTTTTCATCTTCATTTGAAGATCTGGACTTTCTGTCTGATATATCTCTTTGTATTTTAAATAGACACCACGTTCATCACTATGAATAAAAAATATTCTCAAGGCTCTCTCTGCAACGTCTTGCATTTTGCGGTATTTATAGCCAGATCTTCTAGGTGTGTATGTAATATAAGATGCTAATATTTGCATCAAATGTTGTTTTCTTATTGACCAAGGCTCAACTGTTTTAAAATCTTCTTCTAAATCGTCTAGTTCTAAATGCAGTTCTGCGGCTCTCTTGTCTTTGCGTGAAACATTAACGCATATAACATTTTCGTATTCGGCTGGATCTACATTCGGTGGTGAAGTATTACCCACCGATCTCTTTTTTAAATTAAATCTTCTACCCTTTACTTGACTGCTTCCACATTCGGGACAATCTTCTGGGGATGCCGTTGGTTGATTAGTTTGTTTAATATTACTTAATCTGCTTTTTACTGATGAGTTATTATCTTTGTTAGATAAACCTCTCAGTTTTGTAAATTTACCTTTTGAATTATCTTCCATCTCTCCACCTTTATTTTTTCCTTATGATATAATCATAAACATCAAATCGCTGACCTCGATCCTTGGCTATCAAAGCAAGGCTTAACAAATGAGGGGAGGGAATTCTCTTGGCTCTTCGCCATTTATCAACTGCATCTCTAGTAATAGTTACTCCAGCTTCCGTCAGTAATCTAGCAGTAGATGTCATTCCACCAAAATCACGAACCATTTTTTTGGCATCTAACTCGATATTCATATACTTTTCTTTCGAAAATATGTAGGCAGAATTGCCATACATACTCCTACACTAAGCCAGAAAAAAAATAAAAGAAAGTATTATTTTTAAACTTTACTACTTTTTTTTCTGCAACCTCTTATGGTGCATACAATTTTTCTGTAGACATTTATTCAGTATTGTGGTTTGGTGTTGGTCAACAAAACCGCAAAACTTAAAACTTAAATTTTAAAACTAGGAAGAAAGAAAAGATCATGGGAGATAATATTACATATCGTGCTGGTAAGAGCAAAGATGGTACTGTTGACCTATCTCAAAGAGTGATTAGGAAATCAGAATTTGGTAAAAGGTTATTTAAATTAATGCACGAAAAAGGTTGGAATCAGTCTGATCTTGCAAAAAAAGCAGAAATGGGAAGAGATAGTATTTCTACTTATATTCGGGGTAAATCAGTACCTACTCCTGGAAATTTAGATAGATTAGCTCTATTGTTTGACGTAAAGCCAGAAGAATTATATCCGAATTATGAAGCTAATTCTGCCGCTTTGGAAGAACCGATATTCCAGCTAAAGCAAGTAAATGATGAAAGCAACAAGATGTGGCTGACCATTAATATGAAAATAGATAGTGAAAAGGCTATCGCAGTAATGAAAATCCTCAACGAGACAGACTAACTTTATGCAGTTATTAACGCAAAAGGAAGTTAGTTCTATGCTCAAAGTGTCGATTAAAACGATCACACGGCTCAGACTCAAGGGGACATTACCTACATATAAGGTAGAAAATCGAGTAAGAATACCTCTCGTAGCAGTAAAATTATATTTGGAGAAACGGAAATGCCTAAACCTAAAAAGCCACCACGGATCGGATTACTCTCAGACACTTACTACGTCTTTTATCATAAAAACGGAAGAGGACAAAGACAGAGCCTTGGGACGGGAGATTTACAAAAAGCAGAGAAGAAATTTTCTGGTTGGCTCTATGAATACCAAAAAGATAATGTAATTAGTTCTGATCCGTTTGTTGCGGTTTGTTTGGATCTTTGGTTCGAGCAATGGATCAAAGGTCAAATGTTGTCCGAGAATAGATACCCCTCTGTAGTGAATAACCTAAAAGCTTATTTTGGTAAGAAAAGAGTAAGCGAGGTTACTAGAGAACATTCAAGGGAATATAGAACAATAAGAGAGCATACTTTTGAAATTGGAAAAGGTAAATGCTCTCCAGCAACTACTAGGCATGAATTACAAAAGCTGAGAGCTTGTTTTAACTTTATGGCAGATAGAGTTGAACCAAAAGAAAGACGAGTAAAAAGAGAGATCATTCCTTATATTGACCTCCCTCCTCCAGCTCCATCAAGAGATCGAGTTTTGACAACAGAAGAAATAGAAAAATTAAATGATTTTTGCATAAACCCAGCTACTAATAAATTTCATTATCAAGGTGGTTATAGAAAACAATCAAATAGAATTTCTAAAGTTTCGAGATTTTTAATGTTAGCTATGGAAACGGCACAAAGAAAAACTGCCATACTAGAATTAAAATGGGATCAAGTAGATTTAGACCTTAACTTGATCCAATTTAATCCTAGAGGAAGAAATCAAACTATTAAAAAACGACCAGCAATTCCTATGAGTAAAAATTTAAGATCTTTTCTCGAAATGATAAAACATGAAAGAACATCAGAATATGTTTGTGATTCAAAAACTGATATTCATTACAACGTATCAGTCGTTGCTCATAAATTAGATATTCCAGGATTATCACCTCATGTTCTACGGCATACTTGGATTACCAGAAAAGTTATGGATGGACACCAAATTGAAAAGGTTGCTGAATATGTTGCTGATGATCCAGAAACTATAAGAAAACATTACATTCATCTTACACCAGATTATCTTCGTTCTGTTGTAGATTAATAGGTTTTGTTGATCTACAAATATTTTGCGTTTTATTTGCGTTTTTGAGCCTATAAAACGCATTTTGCGTTGTTGGCTGACCTACACAGTACCCTACAAAAATCGCTGAAACCCCTTAAACCCTTTGTCTGGTTGTCGATCGACACTACCAAACATTCCGGATTTTGGTGGGTGATGAACTATCAAAACTCAAAATAGACTAACACAATCAATAACTTAGATTTATCGTTGCGTTTAACTTGCGTTTTTCACTCACCCTCTGAAAAAAAGTAATAATACAAATCAAACGATAGGTCAATGGCGGCATAAGGGTTTGTTAAAAACCAACAACTCATTACGATCCAAAAGATGTATAGGTTTATTTGTTTTTCAATTAATTTCCGATCTGACGTTGCTTTGACCCACCAGATCCAATTTGTTTTTGTCCACTCTTCTTACTCGACTTCTTTCCACCGATCTCAAGCTCATCTCCATAAACTGTTTCTACAAATTTTCTGGAAACCCATTTCTTAAAACCAGAAGATGTACCAAAAAATGCTAGAGAACCAGCTATTGTCCCAGCAATATTTCCAGGAGTAGTTGCCGCTATCAAGGATATTAACCCAGATCCAATAGTGTCCATAAACCCTCTAACGGCATTATATTCAGCCGTTAATGTATTTGGGGAATTCTTCTGACCAAAGATCGTTATTATTCTATCAACTGCATTGGCAAGAAACCCAGCTTGAGCTCCAGCAAATAGGTTTTTAATATCGGCTTCATATTTAAGAGATCGAAAGGCTTGATAAATCGGATCTAATGCACCAAAGAATCCAGCTCTAGTCCAAGCAACTTCCATTAACCAAGGAAATAAATTATCGTTTTCTTTTTGTCTTTCCCATTCATCACCATTAAACATAGCTTCTCTGGCAGTAGAAACGGCAAAATGCCCAGCGTATAATAAGGCAAATTGTGGCATGATATGTAATGATGCCATTGTTGTTGCTGAAACTGCACCATTGGTTTTATACTCTCTATTAACTCTATTGACTGATGCTATGAGTACGTTTCTTGTATAGGCTCTTGTGAAAGACGTAATACCATAAACAAATCGACCTAATGGGTGTTCTGCATACTTTGGGCGATCCACGATCATAGGATCTTGGATTGTTTCACTAACGGCTCTATTAATCGCTATGGATAATAATTTACCCATATCACTTAGCTCTCCAGACTTACCTATTACATCTTCTAATGCTGGTGCTTTAAAACCAGCTCTTACTTGATTTGGGTCTTGCTCTCTGGACTCCAGCATAAAACTTGTGAACTGGTCGAGATCTTGTCCAGTAATTCCTAGATCTTGAAAGACATTCCTAATCTGTTTCATTTTCTTATCAGACGTATTTGTATCTTTATATTCTTTTGATAATTCAACAAAATATTGCAGGAAAACTCTCATGGAACTACGTCTTTGAGCATTAGTTAAACCTTGTAATTTCGTATTAACAAAGTATCGGCTTAACCATTTAGTCATTGTAGGACTGTCTTGAAGTGTTCCTCCTAGACGATTAGAAACCATTTCCCCAACTTCTGGATCGTCTACTACTCCAAGAATGTTTGCTAATTGCCTAAAATATTGTGTTCTTTCCTTGCTGGTAAGACCAGATAATCCCTCATCTAGTAAGAAAGCCAAATTCTTTAAAGCATCCTTAGAACTTCCAGTCTTAATACCTATCGTTAAAGGTTCAGCAACAGATGACATTACGGCTCTTCCCAGCAACGACATTGTACCCATTGTGTATATGAAGTCAGATGTTTGCTTGAATTTTCGGTTTCTAATCGGAGTGGAACGACCTAATATTACATCAATATTATCCTTTATCATTATTTTATCATTTGGATTTAACCCAAGTTCCAGAGCTTTATTTAACTGATGCTCCAGGTAATCTATATTTTTACCCTCTTGATTTTTCTTTGGCTGACCTTTCGGAATTAAACGAGATCCAAACCTATTCTCTTGCTCGACCTTACGAACTACCGAGGGAATATAGGTTGATAAAGCTTCTATAGGATCAGTATAGAAATCAATCATAAACGTATCGGCTTCTTTAGGGAGCTTTCTTTGTTTCATAAATTTATTCGTTGAGGAGTGGGCTTCAATATCATTGCCTTGTTGCTCTCTTATTCGACTAACCCAATCTTGACTAGCTACCCAAGAAAATGCTGGTTGCAACATTGTATAAATACCCTCATGGATCTCTTCTAGTTGCTGATCCAATTCAGCTATTTCTTTTTCTAATTTTTCAATTTGCTTTGCGTTATCTTTTGGATTTTCTTGAGCTTTTTTTAAAGCTAATTCTTTTGAATAAATTGTTGGAACTAAGTTAGCAAAGCTTCTTATATCGCCTTGAACGTCTTGTGCAGTTACACTACCCTCTGCAAACTTCCCAGCATCATTCATCATTTTGCCGTTTATCTGACCACCCATTCTTACTCGTTCTCGGCTAACTGGTCTGTTATCAGCCATTATTCTATACATTTCCATTTGTTGTTGTCGGCTACCAATATCCAGTTGTCCGACTTCATTCTTATAAATAACTTCGTGATAGAGTCCGTATGCTCCCTTTTTAATGGAGGGATTTTCTCTAGTACCATCACCAAATAGAAATTCTTTTTGCTTATATTCAAAAAGAGCCATATCCAACACCCTCGGCATATAGCTTCCATCTTCCAGATAGGTTAGTGGGAGGTTATTTTGTCGAGCATAATCATAAACTGGGTTGAGGATCTTAATTCTAATTTCTGCCGCACCATCAATAATATTTTGAGGAATGTTTTGAACGGACTCTGCATTACCAGTTAATACCAGCCTAAGATCTTTCATTTGTTGTTTACTTAGGAGATTAAGCTTGTTTCTCCTTAAAATGTTTTTTAGCTCAGTAGCAAATCTTCGAGTATTTGTTCTAACGGCTTCCTCATAAACACCATTTTTAAAGGTTACTCTTGTTCCTCCTGGATCTGTTGCTACTCTTGAAATAATATCTTCGACAATCTTATGAATTTCGGGGTTATTTCTGTTTCTCCGAGATATGGCAAATAGAACACCTCTCTTTGAATAAAGGATATTCTTAAATACATAATCTTCTGTTTTGTGCCATGTATTCGTCAAAATACCTTCGTTATATTCCCTTGGTCTATCGCTTCTACGTTCCTTTTCGGCTTTGTTCATTCGCCAAGCTAATTTTTCGTCAGATATAATGTTCTTTAATTTGCTCTTACTTGCTCCCTCATTTAGCTGACCATAGAAATCAAGTCTAGCATCAACCATATTCTTATCTTCTGGTCTATTAGCTCCTTGAACACCAGTCCAATGATCGGCTCTAATTGCTTCCATTAACCGATCCATAGCCAGAAACATATTTCTTCTGTCTTGGTCATTCGGATAGGTTAAGGCTAATCGAGCATCAGCTCCCTCGACCTCCTCTATTGTCATCTTGTAAGCTGGATCAGATTTACTAATAAACTCTGTTGTTCCCTCTATATTCTCAACCTTATTGGCAACATAAGCTTCAAATACTCTGGCAAACATCTCAGTTGGTCGTGTCCAGTAATTAGGATCTGAATTAAATGCTGAAGCAAAATTCTCAGCATCTTTTCTATATTGGCTCTTTCCAATTTTACTTCTGGTACTTCCCTCAAGCACCCTCTTTAGTTGTTGCTCAAGGTCTGCTAGTTTCTGTGTTGATTTCCCAGTCTTTGTTTCCCACTTCTTTGTCTGAATTATTTTTTGTTCTAATTCCATAACTTTTGCAGCAAATTCAGCTTTATCAAAAAACATGGCATTGATTAAATCAGCCATTGTTTCTTGAACACTCTTAGGTGCTGAGTCTAGCCAAGGCTTTTCATTGCCCTCTAAATTTGTTCTTATTCTTCCGGTAATTCCTTTTGACCAGTCTGTTCCGTATCTCTTTAGTAAGTGATAATCAAAAGCATGACCCCATTCATGGGCAAAACTATTGCTTCTTTCTGGCATAACAATGACTGGTATTTCTTGTATACCAGCATCTTGAATTTTAGCTTTTACACCCTCTACTCCCATGTTAGCTGAAATATATGCGGCATTATATCTGGTTGCTTTAGAGGGTAATGCTAGTCCAATTTCTCCGTCTAAGCTCATCTTCTCATTCGGAAGTCCGAGAACATGGGACATGAATTGTAGGTTTCTGTAAGCATCTAATAAAGACTGAACGGCAGTATAAGATACCTCGCCTTTCGCAACGTACTTAAATCCAAACTTCTCTTTAACTAAATCAGATAAAACCTTAAACTGTCTTTTTGGTTCTTCATTAACCATTACTGCTGGGTCTTTACCAGCATCAGTAAAGGCTTGATGGAAAACAGATTGCCTTAGAGTTTGCATCTCCTTGGCAGTTATTCTTCCTTTTTTTGTTCCTCTGGTGCTTCCCTCTTTTCTTTCTTTTTTCTCTTTTGGTTCTTGGGTGGACTCAAGCCCTCCCTTATCCATCTCGGTATCAACTTTTCCGATTTTCCTGGTAGTGGTGTCGGCATCAAAATCTATCCCTTTTTGCTTGTTCTCTTCATTTATTAACTTAGTTCTTTGGGCTTCGTCAATAGCTTCGACAAACCCCATTGCATCTAGTTTTTTATTTATCTCATGCAATCCTTTTCTTACATCTACCTTATATTCCACATCTTTTTTCGTTTTCTCATCAAAAGTTTTTGGATCATCTAAGAAGCTTTGTATTCTTTTAATAAGATCATCTTTTCGAGGATTTTTATCAAATTTTACGTCAACTGGAGCAATTTTGTCATTTCTTTCTGGTGGTATAAATAATTTTGCTTTTCTTCTTCTTGTTCGCTGGACAGTATTTTTGCCATCATTTTTAAAAGGAGTTCTTTCTAGTATTTGTAAACTAGATTGAGTGAAACCAGAGGAATCAAATTTATCATAAAACCCCTCCTTAAAATCTGTTGTTCTTGTTCCAAGCTCTAATAGTTCAATAAAAAAAGCTGAAGCAAATCCCTCTGGAAGAAGTTTTTTTAATTCTGCATGGATAAAATCATTTACTTCTGGTTCAGTAACTAATCCAGTAACTACACCTTTTTCTGAAACAGTTTCTTCATTTGAAAGTTTTTGCCATTGGTTATACTCAGTAGCTTGCCCTTTAATTTCGTTTAACGTTTTATCAAAGAATTTCTTTAATGCTATTCTTTGTTTTTTAAGAGTAGCAGTATCAGTTATTTTTTCTTGTAAGTGGTCTTGATTTTTATTTATTTGATCTTTTATTGCTTCATTTCTTGAATTAAAGATTGGTGTGCTTTGTAATCCACCATGCGATCCCTCAGTAGAACCAACCTGTATGCCATAAGCTCCAACCCATTTACCTGGAGCAATCTCTAATGCTTCAAGCCTAGCATATCCATAACCAGATCCAGGTATTTTTGTTTCGATTATATTTTCTGGCTTTACATCTTCAGAGTTGTATACATTATATTCATTTGGTTGTGGAAATTCGCCCTTTAGGTCTTTTTGTTGGGTTTTTGTACCCCCTTTATTGACCGATCCAGTATCATTGCTCCCTCCCTTGCTGACTGGTTCTGAAACTTGTTTGCCGCCCTCTTGAGTGCTTGGCTCATTGCCTTTCTCTTCTCCAAAGAGCTTGCCTTGTTCTTCTGGTTCACCTTTTTTCTCCTTTACTGTTCTTCTTCTAGCACCCTCGACAACCTTCTTGGGTGATACTTCATCTGCAAATAGCTGGTTCTGTTGCCCTACGTTTTCTGTTTCTTCAATATAATAGTTTAACACAGTTTCCATAAATTGCTGAGAATTTGCTCTGGTCAATTCATCATTGTAAAATGCCTTAATAAGAGCTTCGATCATGGGATCTTGGTCAGTAAAAGCATCTTGCTGGGCAAAGTATTCGCTTGGCTTTATTCCTTGGTTTCTAAGTTCAGATATAACTTGAGCCGTATTAGTAATATCAGTTGTTATATCAAATTCTGGCTTGATATTTCCTTGATCTATCTTTGATTTTAGTTGAGTGAATTTCGGTGCAACAGATACTAATGCGTTAGTTAATGCCTTAATATTGTTATCTGGACTCTCCAGCATAGTTGTTAAAACATCAACATCACTAAAAGCACTTGCTAAAATAGCACTCTTCATTCGGTTTACTGCTTGATTGGTTAGTTGTCCGTTCTTTGTAAACTCACCTTGTTCTGCTTTCGTAACAACTCTATTTACAAAAGCTTGAACAAAAGCTCTATTCTCTACACTTGTTATCTCTCCTCCAGTATAAAGTCTGGTAATATCCTCTCCCATTGCTTTAGCATCTCTGCTTGCACTCTCAGTAACAGACATAACGGCTTGTTCGGATCTGTTCGAGAGATCTGCCATTTCAGATAGATTTTCTACAGTCATATTAGGATCTGTTAATCGTCTAACCAGAATGGGTTGTTCATAGTTGTTCAAAAGCTTGGCTACATCTTCCTTTACCTTGGGATCTGTAGGAGCAACTTTTAGGTCTTTTGCTATTTTGTTTGTAAGGAAAGTTTCCAGCTCAGTTTGATAGTTAGTTAAAGCATTATCTTGGGAGTCATATACCTCTGCCATAGTCAAAACTCTGCCGTTTCCAGAAATAATTGTTCCGTCTTTGGCAATGATTGGCGATCCGTCCCCAGTTGTAGGACTATCCATTAATCTCTTGGCATTAAAGGTCTGCTCATTGGCTCTCTGAATTGCTAATATCTTGGACTCTTTAGTAGCTCTATTTCTAGGTTGTAGTTCGCCTTTAGCTTGTTTTAATTGCCTTATATCGACTAATACAAACTCTGTTTTATAGCTTTTCTCTCCTCCTGGAGTCTGTGTTTGCTCCTCTTCTTTGTTTCCAGTAAGAGTATTTAAACTAAATCCTATCTCTTTATCTGGTGGAATGGCTTGAGGACTATCAATCTTTAAAGGGGTTGCTTCTTGAGCTTTTTTCTTTTTTTCGATATTTTCGTTAATTTGTTGTGAAGCATTTTTTTCTTCTTGAGCAACCTTTTCTAATCTTTCGGCTATTAAGACCTTACTCGGATCAACTTCTGCAAGGATCTCTGGATTGGATAATTGACTAGCCAGCTTTTGTATTTCCAGTTCATATTCTTTTTCTGCTTGTGCTTCTCTTACTTTTTGGTTCGTTTGCGATAGATTTACTGCCATTTCACCCATTCCTGGGATAATTTCAGCACCACCCTCTAAAAGAATATCTCCCTCTCCAAAATCCCACCAATCTCTTTGACCTATCCCCATTTCACCAACTTCAGCACCAGCTTCACCCAAAGAACCAAATCCACCTTGAATTAATGCTTCTACACCAGATGCTACGGCTACTTTCTTCCAGCCTTTTCTTAATGCTGGAGCTACAAGCTTTCCAGCTAATCCCATTGATAAAGCATCAAATATGGCTATAGGAATACCTCTGGCAATACCTTTTGCCCTAGCTTTTCTCCAAAATTCTTCGTTCTGCATTAAGGCTTTAATGTCCTCGTCATTATCTAAATTTATGTCAAGAGCATCTATCTCGCCTTTAATAGTTAGGGCATATTCTGTTGCAAAAGCAACTGGAGATGCTAATGCCGCACCTCCCCATTGATTTCTTGTGACAAGAGTACCAGCAATAAAAGCCGCAATAGTTGGTGATGACGTAACAAGAGATTCACCAACCACCGATACTGTAGCTTGAGGATTTCGTACAATGGCTTTAAATGCTTCTGCCCAACCCTCTGCTTCTTGTATTTCCTTTAATCCATCTCGTATTTTCTTTGGAGCTAGAGGATAAACTCTGTTTAACTCAGACATTCGCTTAAAAAATTCGTCTGGATCTTTAAATCCTAATGAATAACCCATGACATTAGTAGCTTGCTTTAGATTTCCCCAACCTCTGTTTAATGCAAAGTTTGATGCTTTAAAGGTATTTGCTTCGTGAATTAGCATTGCCGCTTCTAATTCTGAGATCTTTACTGGATTTTGTACTCCCCAATGTATTGACCATTTTTTAGGGGTGTAATACCAATTTCCATCTTTTCCTTTCGTAACTTCTGTCCAACTAGGGTTCTTTTTGGTAAATAGTTTTTCCCTCATTTCTAATGCTTTTGGATCTGAGCTTTCGAGGATTGTCTTGAAATTTGCCTTTAGTCTTTCTTCAGCTTCTTTGGATTCCTTAGTTATTCTTGCCTTTTCATCACGCTTTTCTTGGTCTTGCTTAATATTTGCAAGCTCATTCTCCAGGAAAGTAGTGGATTGAACACCAGCATCAAAAGTAGAGGTATAAGGCTTTAGTGTGTTTCGGACTTCCCCTTTATCCTTATTTAATCTCTCGACAAGACTATTGGACTCTGCCGAGGAATCCAGTTGTGAAGAAAGGGAGGGTATTTCTCCACCAGCATTTGGAGGACTGCCTAGATCCCCCGACAGATCATCTTGAACCACCTCATTTTTGACCTCAGAAGTTGCGTTTATTGTTGGGTCTAATACTGGATCTGTAACCTCTGCATTGGTATCTGTACCCTCGACATTAGGTTCTGTAACTTCAACATTAGGATCTACAACTGGTTCAGCACCATCAAATAACCCAAAAGAACTGTCTATGGCATTATTCTTTTGATTAGTGTCTTGTACTGGTTCATCAGTTGAAAACAAACCAAAGTCTAAGGGATTAGTAGAAACAGTTTCTTTCTTTTTAGGTTCTTCATCTTCTGTATCATCAAATAGACCAAAGTTTCCGTCCATTTTTAGTAACCACTTGTTTGTCTGCGTACACTCTCATTCGCAATATATTTTATAATACCCTCTATAACATCTTCGTTATATTTGTATCTTTGTGATAAATTCTTTACAAATGCTCCTTGTTTTTGAGCAGTAAACTGTCCAGCCAATTCCATTGCTATTGCAGAGTCGAGTATGAAATTAGGTACAAATTCTCCAGATGACAGCACTCCTCCACCAATCTCAGTAGTTCCAGTAAGCATTTTACCCTTTACTTGGTTATAAGCATCAGCCCAAGATATATTTGAGCTTTCCATTAAGCTTTTTGCACTATCATAAAAAATAGTCCTCATTTGACCCATAACATGATTGTTAGGTAGCTCACCCTCTGTGGTAAATACTTCAATATCGTTTTGGAATTGTTCAGCAAATTTATCAAATGCTATCTGAGAGTCTTTAGTTGGATCTTTAGTGGTTATACCCTCGGCTTTAAATTGCCCTTGTTCATTTACATCAATTCCAAAATCATTTGCCAATTCTTCCGACATATATACTGTTTGATTTGCGTTTAGTTTAACCATCTTCTTAGACGGATCTTGCCCACCATCAATTGTATACAATCCTTTGTATCTGCCCTCAGTTTGCTTTGCTATGCCTTTCTCAAGGGCATATTCCTCGCTAACAATAAGAACTTCGTCATACGTTGCAGTAAGTGTTCTATTCTTAAACTCCCACCTCTTAGTGGAATCTGTCATTTTTGCAATCTTGACTCTGTTTGCTTCTTTAATTTCTGCAATCTCTTTTTCAAGCTCTAGTTTCTTTTGGTCATTTGCGGTTTTTTGTTCTAATTTCTTTTCTGCAATAAGCTTCTTAGTTGCATTTTCTTGGTCAATTTTCAGCCTTGACATTTCTTCTTTTAAGGCAAGTTCCATCTTTGAAACTTTAGATTTATGTTTGATCTCTTCATTAGCTATATATTTTTCATTTAAAAGTTGACTCTCTTGTCTTTTTCCTTTGCCCAATTCTCTTATCTTTTCTAGGGTAATATTATTTTCTAAACCTTTAACGTGCCTTGAGGTTAAACCCGTTTCTTTTATTTCTTGAACTTCCTTTTTGGTTTGAGATGTTAACTCTGCAAATTCCTTTGCCGATCCTTTATCGAAAAACTGTCCAGGTGACTTACCACTTAAAATGTATGCCATGCGATCTTTTGATTGATCACTATCAAGAACTAAATTCTCAATAAGCTTATTCTTCGCCATCTCTTGAATATTACCCCAACCAGCAGTAGCTTGGTTCATGTTGCTGGGTTCATTACCAAACATTGAACCAACAATTCCTTTTAACGCTTCTTCGCTATAATTAATTGGTGCTTCACCCTTATAAGGAATCTTTTTACTAATATCACCCATTATAGCACTTGCCATTCCTGGACTTACGCCTTGACCTTTAGAAATTAATGGATCATCAAAACTTACATCTTTCTCGACATATTCACTCATAGGAAGAACAAGCCCAGCTAACCTTTTCACGGCTTCTGGATCATTTACAATAGCATCTCCATATTGGTTAAACGCTTCTGCTAATTTAGTTTTTTGTGCTTCTCCTTTGGTTTGCTCATTTCGTAATCGAGTTAAAGCATTACTAGCACCAGCAGAAGCCATACTTGCTTTACCTCTTGCTATTGCCGCATCATCTGAGGCAGATCCTATTAAGGCTTTCGTAAGATTACTTATACCTGCCGATAAATTTGCATCCATTGCATAGGGGTTATATCGTGTTGCCATATTATTGAGCCTTTTACTTCGGTTTCATTAATCCGTAATTTGTTCCAACTTGACCTCCAGCCATCAATACTTGAGCCATAGGACTGTATGCTTTTCGGTTTGCCGCATCTAATTCGGTCTCAAGAGCATTAGCATTACCTCGAATAAAATGACCCATCATCTGAGAGGTCAAAGCACTTTCATTCATCTGTGGGTTGACTTGATTAGATAGAAAATCACCAAAAGCATTAAGTTTTGCCAAATTTTGATTTTGCTTAATTGTGTCAGCAAGAACTTTATCCATTTCCATTTTATTCGTATCGGCAATTAACTGAGGAACACCTCCACCAGTCGGAAGTGTAGACATTTTATTTCTATTGGTCGCATCATCATACAAACCAGCCAAACGAGTAGTTTCGTTATTCATTCCAGAACCGAACTTATCTTGACCAAACATTCCAGTTGTTTTGTCTATTGCCGTTCTAGCTTCATTCTCGTTCGCCAGTCGTCTTTGCTGGTCAGCATCAATGTAGCCTTTTCTCGCTTCATCTCTTTGTCTACCAGCATTTGCTTGCATCATAGCACCGACTCCTTGAGCCGCCACACTTGCTATTGAAATTGGATCACACATTATGTTATCACCTTTGTTGAACTTCCAGAATAAGGGGTTTGTATTCCTAGGCTCTCATAAGGGTTTTTTACACCCATCATTGATTGAGAGGTTTGACTAGGAGTATTTGTAAATGTTGCCGTAGGATCTGTAGAACTATCAGCAACTTTGTTAAAATCTGAGAAAAAGTCCATGCTGGATTTAACATTAGGACTCTTTAATTTATTTATTTTCCCAGCAACATCAAAATTCGTAATAGCATTTGTTTGTTGATTTATAGAGTCAATATCCGTTGCTCCACCAGCTAATGCTGATAATTGCTCACCCAGTTTTGTTCGTTCTTTATCTATCTGACCTCTTTGATCCATAGCATAAGTGCTTGCCGAGTCTTTTAATCTTTGCTGTTCAATGGCTTTTTGGGCATCTAAATTCGCCATCTGAGTATTAAGACCTTGAGAAGTCATTAACCCAGCACCTTTAAATCCGTCCCAAATACCTCTAACGGCATCATCATAAGCCGTATCAAGAAGAGGAGTGTTAAATTCTGAATAGCTTGTTCCAAGATCATTATAGTAATCATCAGTAAATGAACCAAAAGCAGTAGCCAATTCTGATTGCTTATTCCTTAAAGCATCAGCTCTTGCTGATCTTGCTTGGTCTAATTCAGACATAGGCATTGATGGAGATCCACCACCAGTCCTACTAGGATCATAAGCTCCTCGACCATAATAAGCATCTAATTCGGCTGGTGTATTAGCAATAGATAAGGCAGTCGGTGTATCTGCTCCAGCTCCTAAGACTTGACCATAATTCCCACCAACATTTCCTACGTTTTGATCATAACCAGCATTAATGTTGTAATCGGGGTTTCCAACATATTCAAATTGATCCAATCCAAATAAACCTTTTACTGGTGTTTGTACTCCTTGTATTTGACCAGCGTTATCAAAAATAGGTTCTCCCCCTTGTGCAATAGCTTCCATCATATTATTTCTATGGTTTCTATTTATTCTTGAAACAAATCCATCTGGACTAAAGGGATTTCTATTTGCGATAAATCTGTCAACGGCATTAGCAGACTTCAAAGCTTCTCTATCTTTTTCTTCTTGCGTAGTTTTTCTTTGCAGTTGCTCAACGGCATCAGATTGGTTTTGTTGTTGTTCTTGAGTTGAGCCGTATGTTTGAGTTGGTGAACTATCTGAACTCATTAGTGTATTCCCTCGCTTTCTATAATCCTCTTGTTTTTTAAAACCACACTACTAATTCGGTCATTCTGAAGTGATCTTCTAAAAAATACTCTTCGTCCTGGAAATTCCTCAGAAACTTGTTTTGCCGTTTGTCTGCACATTTTTTTAGCTCCACCGAAAGGAGCAATAACATCCATTACCCATAAATTGCCGTCTGCTGGTTTGGTTTCCCAATCGTCCCAATCTATCAACCCTTGCCGATCCAGAAACATATATTCCCTCTCGGATCTCAAAAATGTATAGCTAATAAACCCAATCATATCGCCATCTTCCTTGTCATAGAAAACTTGGCACTTACTTTTAATTAATGCTGGGAGGACTAACCTATCAACGTGTTCCATTGTGTAATGCCTATGAGCTGGACTGCACATCATAAGCTTTACCACTTCCCCGACTGCCATATAAAGGTGAGGATATGGGTATTTAGTCTTAGGTATTAGTCTTTCCTCAATCATCTAACTTACCACCTTTGACGAGTCTGATGATCCAAATAAGCCACTTAGATTATATCTGTTTTTATCTCTTCTTTCTAAGTCCATCTGTGTTGCTAATCCAGCCGTAGCATTAGCAAATAAATTTCCTAATGGCGAATAAGCTGGTAAATCCGTTAAAGCAATCGCACGATTTGCAGCACTTTGCCCTATTAATGTAGGATCAGCTAATGACATATTTTGGGTATTGAGATCAGATTTAGCCATATTTACTGCACTTCTAGTTCCAGTTTCATACTCTCTAGCTTTATCTGCAACGGCTCTAGCTTGTATTCCTTGTTGTTTCTGTAGTTCAGCATTTTTCCTAGCCGCAACAGAGCTATTAGATAGACTGTTGCGAGCTAGAGCTAACGTGAGTTCGCTTACTGCTTTTTTGTATTGGTCATCTAATTGAGGGTTAGCATAATCTAAATAAGATTGTCTGCGTTTATCATAAAATTTATCATCAAAACTAGAGAAAGTATCGTCTATCTTCTTTCTTCCAGTTCTAATTCTACCTTGTCGTGCTTCTTCTTCAGCTCTCTGTCGAGAAGCTTCATCTCTCATTGCACCAGCACCACCATCACCAAAACACATTAGACTATCTCTCCTCTATGCCATTTTAAACTTCCAGGTTTCTGATCTTCCCGAACATATGCAAAGGTATAAAAATTTTCCTTATTTCGACCATATTTCGGGATTATCTTTTCTTTTCTCAAACCTATGAACTCCAACCATTTATGCACTTGCTCATATCCCTCTATTGACTGACACTCAACTCGGTGTGCTTTTGCATTATCTAATGCTGGTATTATATCTCGAATTACAGTCTTTGTCAGAAAGCCACCGACTTTTTTAATCTTATCAGTTGCAAACATACCTAAATTCCAAACCCCAGGTCTTATTGGGATGTAAGATAATATAGCAATCGGATCTTCTTGATAAAAACAGTAGACATTATCATGCTCATTTAGACCTCTGGTAAGAAAAGTTGCCAGTTGAGTTCGATCCTCTGCCCATGTAACGCAAGAAATTTCATCATAATCTCGGCTTCTCATGTTCATAGCGACATAATGAACGTCTTGTGATGATGCTTTTCTAAACATTATCCAGACTCACTTTCATTAAAATGAATAGCCAAATTACCGATCTTTGCCGATCCAGTTTTGGAACACGTTAATCGAGGTGCAATATGAGTTGAATAACCTACGATTGATGCTCTTCCTTGAGCATAAGTTGTATTCGCTACTGTCCCAACATCTTGTAAGACTGTTATATCTTGGGGATCTGTAGCAACAGAAACATTCCAAGTGTTTTCACAAGTAATGTCCATTGACTGAAAATCCTTGAAAGTAGCTGGTCTACCAGCATCCAGAAAAGGCATTTGAACAGTCACAGTAGAGTTATCATAGGTAGTTCCGTTAGCTCCACCCAAGGAATAAAGCTTATTACCACTTCTTGCGAGGATTTGTGTCCCATCATAAGCCCATTTATCGACAGTAAATCCTGGCTCATAAATACTCCAAGCACTAACCTTTGAACTTGGGAAATAACTAAAAACATATATTTTACTACCGATTGCCAGTAAATATCGCCCATCTCTAGGCTCATGGATAGCCGTTCCCTTTCTTGCATTAAGAATATTAGCTTGAATATCGGCAACAATTAGATCATCTATCGGATTTCCGATATCTCCTACAAAGGCGGCATTAGAAGAATCTCTTGCTCTCAAGCTCCTAATTCCAGAATTTGAGAGATAAAAAACATCATTATCTCCAAATTCAACAACACTATCTGGAGCAATAGTTCCAGTATTGTTCAGTACTTGGACTTGTTGGTTCTTTGTTTCGTCTGCATCTACAAACCAGATCTGAACGGCTTGTTCTGCCAAAACTGCTATATTACTAAAATAGTTTGCTACTGCTTTCAGATCTTCTGATCCTCTAGCATGGTTTTGGAGGTTAATAAAACCAGCTCCAGTAGACCCAGTATTCCAATCAGTCGGATCGTTTACACTAGAATAATGCAGTAATGAGTCCGACAAGGAATACATCTTTGTCTTTACTGGTCGAATAAAACTTCCAGGAGTATAGGTTGATGAAGCACTAGCATTTGCTCCTCCATCTAAAAAATTCTGACTTGTCGGCTGAAATGCAGTAGTTACGTTACCGGAAACAGTTATGACAACTGCCTTGTTATTAAAGGATGTTCCAGAGGTTTTTGATATTATATTCACATATTGATTAACGGCAGTTGCTTCATATTCTGGCGAACTAGCAGAGTCATTTATTGCCGTTGCTACAAGATTTGCCGTATTAGTATGCGAGGTGTTCCAAGCTACTTGAGAAGAGATAATCGACACACCATCTACTGTGATATTAGTAATAGCGTTATCAATCCCCCCAGATAAATGATTAATAGCTCCAACAGTAAATAATCCATCTAAACCCACCACAATTTGATAGTTGTTATAAGAAATTCCATGAGAGGGAGCAGTAATAGTGACAGTATTTGTCGATACTGTAGCCGTATATCCACTTGTACTGGTATAGGCATTTATAGCATTTTTAACTGCCGTTGCCGTAGTATTGTTGCTCCCAGTATGCTGAACAGTTGTGTTCATTATACTGACGTTATTAACAGTTAAAGTTCTAAGGATATTTCCAGAAACGGATGTTCCTCCAGTTACTTGAAAAGATCCAGTAGCACTTGTTCCTCCTAAAGATCCCCCAGTTACTTGAAACTGATTTCTTGCTCGACCATCAAACCAGTCTGTAATCCTAGTCCCATCATAATAATGATAGATCCTACCATCTGCAAATCTACCAGAGGCATAGACCTTACCATTAAAGAAATCGACTGATAGAACCTCTGTTAAAGCTTCTCCAGAGGGGTGCTGAAGTCTTACATAGTTGATATTACTCGGTGTACCACTAGCAAAAGTGACAGAGCTAGAAGCAACGCTACCAAAAACGTATATCTGACCTCCACCTGCCGCCAAGCCAGTTGTATTTGATGGCAAGTCAGCGAGATCAACAAAAGCATTGCGTTTTTCAATCTCTCCTCCTCTTGTAACATGGGCATTTGTAAGAGTAACCAGCGATCCTGGAGTAGAAGTGACGTTCATACGTCTTGAATCGAGTCCGTTTCTAAAGTCCTCTACAAGAATGTATGGCATTTATCACCTCTTAACTGCTTGTATTAGCTATTAATGGAGGTTCGGCTGGTCTGTATAAGCCTTCTGGCTCTCCACCTCCAATAATAAATGTTTCTGATTTTGAATTTCTTGCCTTTAATCGGGCATAATGAGCAGTAGCTTGAGCCAACTTTTGTTGGGCATCATTCTGTTTCTGTCTTTGCAAAATTGTTGCCGCAGAAAACAAAACAATTAACTGATCGTCTAAATCAGCCGTATCAGATTCAGCAATAAGAGGACTAAGGTTTCTTATTCCGTATATTCTAACTGAGTCCTTACCATCCGAAGCACTATTATTTGCTGGTACTGGATAAAATTCTATCTGATTATTTTCATAATTATCATACTTCTTTAATGGGGATGAACGAACATCCTTATCACTATCCCATTGATTATATTCGTTAGCACCAATGCCATAGTGTAATTTATCCCAAACATCCCCATGTTTATACTCTACTCGCTTAACTCTCTCGAACACGATATCACTTGGCAAATCATAATATCTTTGACCAGCACTAATGGTTATATCTCTTTTAACCTTTAAAAAGCTCCAATCATAATCATCCCACAAACGTCTTTGCTCTCTCTGGAGTGTATTTATCAAAACATCTCTGGTTGCTTTACCAAGACTAGGTTGTAACGAGTGTCCTACTTCTGCTCGAAGATCGGTTATTAACGTACCTAAAGAAGTACCTCTTGCCATTCTTATTCCTCTACAAATGCTTCATTTTCTGGTGTATTTGGATCATCAGCTATGTAATGACCTTTATCGTTTCTTGCTCTTGTTTGAGTGGTTTTTTTCTCTTTAACTGGTTTTTTAGAATGTGGACTCGGTTTCCCATCATTCAGCCAAACTGGATCAAGCAAAACATCATTAATCCTGGCATCCTTTAAAGAATGAGGAAGTTTCCCATATTGGGTAAAAATTTCGATAATTTTCCCATCTTTATAAATTTTCCCTAAATGATCTCTTTCTTCATCATCTGTTTTTCGAGAAATATCCACTACCTTAATATTGTTTACAGCATCCCCTCCATGTAGATGTTGCAAAACAACAATTTCAGCGATTGATACATAAGGTTTCTGTATGGTTGCCCTAACATCACCATCAATAGCTAACGTACAATTACAAATTTCCATTATTACCTCCTATAAAATGGAGAGAGGGATTTAATATCCCCCTCGCTTTATCTTTTTTTTCGCCATCTTTAATCTCCTAAAATGGTGGGGTTTTCTGTCTGAGGACTGCAAATGCCTAACTCACCGAGAAAACCCCATAGTTAGGAGAAGAGGCTGAAAAAACTAGAAAAGACCTCTTCTCCATGGGAAGAACTATGAGATTAAGCGATCTCATAAACACCATGACAATTTAGCTGATGTGCCGCTAAACTTGCCGTTGTGGTGATTGCTCGATACATCACATACTGTGTTGCTGGTCTTGCTGGTGAGTGTCTTTTCATCTTCTCTCCAGTCATGTAATACATACACAATTTTGATGAATCTATGATGTAACATCTCTTATCTGGATTTTTACCAGAAATCGTTAAATCATCTAAAGCTGGGTCATACTTAAATGTTAGACCGCCATATCTGATTTCTCCAACGGAGACATCATTAGAACCAGCCCAACCAGTTTGAGTATAATTACCCTTGTTCTTTAACTCAGTTGCCAATCTATCTAAAAAATCAGATCCACAAACGGCAATATCTGGATTACCACCATATCGCCTTAACTGTCGCATTTCAGTATGCAGAAGATCAGTTAATTCTTGACCTCCAGCAGTATTTGCAATAGCGACACTTGCTCTGTTTCTCCACCAAGTATTAGATACAGTTGATAGACCACCGACTGTAGTACCAGAAGCGGCTGGGTTATCAACAATGATTGATCTAATTCCAGCGAGGGCTTTTGCATCACCAGAACCATCTCCATAAAGAAGAGTGTTCATACCCCTGGAATAACCTTCCATCATATCTTCGAGCTTGTCTTGGAATAGATTTACCAAAACAGTCTTATCTCGACCACTATGATTAGAAGTTCCAGAAGAGGTTGTGCTATCCGTAACACTTATGCCGTCCTTTTTAAGTTCGGTTAAGGTTACTGAGATACCAGCATGATGCTCTTTCCAAGCATATGCCGCCCTCTGGATGTTGGCTGGATTTGCATAAGATACAGTATCGTTATGCGTATAACCAGCTACGGATGTTGTGTAAACTCCTTTAACTGCAACAGATAAGTCCGCTTTACCACCAGGAAAAGATTTTGCTTTGCCATCTAACATTTTTAGCAAAGGCTTATCGCCTAAAGTTTGAGAGTGTACGTTGCCCTTGTCTATATAATAGTCAAGAGATGCGTTAGCTATGTTTGCTAACTCGGCTGATGAAAATGCCATTTTTTACTCCATTATTTAGGAAGAACTACTAAGAACCATGTCAATAACATCATTTAAAGACTTTGGTTCTGGCATAGGAGTTCCACCTAGTTTTCCACCTTGAGTCGCTTTTATTGGGTTTTTGGCTCTTGATCCGTGTCTACCTTTGACCTCTTTATAAGCTTCTTCTGCTATAGAAATTGCTTGTTCATTAGTCTGAGGTTGACCCTTTTCCATTACCATGACCCTTACACGATCATTTACTTCATTTTCGAGGGCTTTATAATCTGGATCAGTCTGAACAGTTTTCTTCTCCCACTCCATCACCGCATTAGCTAAAGAATTTAAATTCTTATTCTGTGCTTCTACTTGTTGTTGCTGACCAAAAGATTGAATTTGCTTTTTTAATCTTTCATTTTCAGCTTTAGCAACAGATAGATCCTTTCCAATATCCTCGTCCATATAGCCTTGTTCTACTTTTTCACGAATATCATCTGGCAAAACTTGTCCAGTCACAGTCTGAAGTTGACTCATATAAGGCTCAAGAGCCTTAATAGCTTCTTCGGGATTGGACTTCATTAATGCCATTATTTGAAAACCTTGAGCCGCTTCATCAGCAGAGAGATTGTTCTTCGTAAGAAATCCAGTAATCTTTTGGTATTCTTCTTGATCTTTCTTAGCCAAATCGAGTTGCTCCAAAGCTTCTTTTCGCTCCTTAGTAACTTGCTTAAAACGAGGGTGATTATGGAAAGGGGGTAACTTTGCTTCTTCCTCTTCATTGGAACTTTCTTCTGAACTTTGGGGTTCTTCTGAACTTTCTTCTGCTTTGGTTTCGGCTTCGCTTTGCTCTTCTTGATTACCATCTTTCACCTCATCTTCGGATTGCGATTCCGTTTCCGTCTGAGGATCAATAGCATTTTCGATAACTGCTAATAGTTCCTCTTCTGTTTCGCTTTCAACGGATGACGATTCCGTCTGTTGATCGTCCTGGTTTTCAGAATTAGTGGACGGATCTAATTCTTCGGCTATATCTGCCATTTGTTCGTCCTTTCTCAAATAACTTGTTGAGTATTATATACTTGTTTATCGAATCTATCAACATGATAGACATACTAAATATTCCCTATCGGTGGAGTACCACCTGGGGGAAGTTGTCGAGGAGCATTATCTGCACCTCCTTGTGGTGTTCCTTGTAAGGCTGGATCACCAGTTCCTTGTCCTTGTAAGTTATTCATAGCTACAATGGATGGAATTTTCTCTGCAAATGCTGAAGCAAGATCTAAATTATCATCAAGACGTTTCAGCAGTTCTTTTGCTAACCATTTTGGATCTATTCCTGGAATTTGTAATAAAAACGGCATAATTCTTTCGATATTTGCCAATTCTGCCGCCCTATTCGGTTTTCCAGTTGATCCAGCTTCAATCTCTAGGAATATCTCTTCCATAATATCTTCACGACTAAGATCAGCCCAAACTGCACCAGCACCAACTATCTTCTTAACCTCTTCGATAGACATTTCAGCTAACATTACTTGACCAGATGCCCTTGCGATCTCCGACATAAAGCTATCCAGATCATCAACATTAGCTCCCAAACTCGACATTCTGGCACTCTCAGCAATACTGGTTTCAGTAGCCGTAGCTTTTGAAACTCCTCCAAATTGAGCTTCTTGAGCTCCAACTACGAGCTGAATATCATCAAAGATAGTCCTCACCTCGTACAAATTGGGGTCTATTCCGATCTGTCCTACTGGCTGAATAACATCATTAACTTTCTGTCCAGCCGCCAAAGCTTGTAGTTCAATAACGGCATTAGCTGGGTGAGTAGCCAGCTTTTCCTTATCTTCTTGCTCCAAAACCCCAGCAGGAGTTGCATATTTAGGTCTATTAGCTCTTCTATGCTCTCTTAATCCTTGCCTTGCTCGATTGTATTCATGTTGCATTGGCAATAATAAATGAATGTCTGAGGGAGGATATAGATGATCCTTATGCTCAACTTCATTAAATGCCAGGGCAAATATTGGGAAAAAGCTTTCAACTCTTACATCTGGTGACATAGGTTCTCTGAGAAAATCCTCATAACCATCAGCTATGCAATACTGCAATCCAGACTTTTTATCGTAAATTTCGTGAATTTGCACCAATCCCTCAGAATTTTCCATATTTGATTCATCATAAGAAACATTCTGCTTGTAAGGATCGTTTTCTGACTTGAGTATTCCTTTCATATCATAACTTCTATGCTGATCTTTAAGATCTACATCATAAATCTCATACACTTCATCAGTTGTTAGATACATTTCATGGGCAATCCAGCTTGCACCAACAAATCCTCTCATTTGTCTGCACATTGGGTCTACTATTATGCTATTGGACTCCGGGAAATCAAAAACCAATCCCTCTCTTAAAGTCATCATTGGCTCTTCCATCAAGGCTTCCATTGATAGCATTAGAGCTTCAATCTCTGGATCGTCTTGCTGAATATCCCCTTTTGCCGCTTGTTTTGAGATCCGTCTTAGGTAATCCAGTCTAGTTTGTATATCAGCTAATTTTGCTGAAACCTCTGGAGTTCTATCCATTTCCCTCTGAAAATTGACTTTCACAAAACCAATCCCAGTAGTTATAACTCTTCTTACCAGCCCTTTCATCTGAGATTTAAAGGTCGGTTGTTGCTCTTTCATAAAATAATCAAAAAGTTGCTCTAATGTTTTTGCAACATTATCCAACATTTTTCTGTTATTTTTCGTATTTGTGTAATCTTGAATAATTGCACTAGCTTCTGGAGGTACTGGTAATTGTTGTTTTGAAGCCATTTCTGAAGCTTGATATGCCATCATTAAGGTCTGTTCATCTCCGTCCCATATCTCATAATCCAGCCTTTCTCTTCTTTTTGCTACGGCAACTGGGTTCTTAGCATATAATGATGCAGTTCTCTGTTGAACATGACGTTGAAGAATATTGGCTACATACTTATCTTCTGACCAAGCTTTGTCATCAAAACCATTTAATGCACAATCCATATCTCTACGCATCTTATCAAATGAGTTTTTGTGATAGCTTCTGGCTGATTTAACTTTGTACTGCCATTGAGAAACTAAGGCTTTTCTTCTTGCCGTAGGATCTTTCTTCTCTTCTTCTATTACCTCAATGGATAATTCTTTTTCTATATTGTCATCTTCTGCCATTACCAACCTCCACTTGTGTTGTGGACTCTATCAGCTCTATCTCTCTGCATTGAATCCCATTTTACCCATGCTAAAGTTCCTACCTTTGGTGTAGGATCTTCTCTTTTAATTACTCCTCCAGGAGAGGTTAGTCTTGCTAATCCCATTCCGATCCAAGCTAAAGCATCAACAAAATCATCATGCCTAGTGTTTGGAAACTTTAATAATTCATCTACGGCTTTTTGTGTCCAAACCGAATGTTTAGGTAATTTAACCTTTTTCATAGCCATTCGACCCATGATTGACTGGGATCTCTGAACCTTATTATGGATTGGGGTTACTTCTTCTATTCGGCAATATGTTTTCTCTTCTGCCATTCTCTTTCTTAAAAAAGGTGCAATAGCTTTACTAATATGACCTTTTTCTGCCCACCAAATAAGAGGTTTCCACTTCTTCATTATTGCTAACATTGCATTTACCACCTTATCCGTAGGTCTTTTTTCCCACCAGCAATCCAAAAGGTAAATATCATCTTGCATATCCACTCCGACAACCAGCAAACACGTTGCATCATTTCGGGTCTTATCTACTCCAACGGCATGATCGGAAGCTACATAAACTCTCAGATCGGCAGGTAATTCGTCTTTATCATAGAAAACTAAATCTGATCTCTGAAACAGATCTCCGTCCTCTGGTGTAGGTTGACCTTGATACAAAGCATGAAATCCTCTTGGATCTAATCGCCTTTGGGCAATCATAAACTCCATATCAAATCTTTCTTCCCACAGTAATTCGCCCTCTTTTCTACCAAGAGGATCATCCTCTCCAGCCAATGCTGGGAGGTTGATAATCTTCCATTTTGCAGCTTCTTCTTTTGTGTAATGAGGGTTTGTAGGATCTGTTAATCGACCCACTAGATCATCTTCATGCCATCTAGTCTGAACAATTACTATGGATGCACTTGCAGTCATTAAACGTGTCATTAGAACTTGAGTAAACCATTGCCATAATTGTTCTCGAAGAGTAGGAGAATTAGCTTCTAAACTATCTTTAATAGGGTCATCTAGGATCACAAAATCACCTCCACGACCAGTTATTGAACCTCCTCTACCAACAAAAACGGACATTCCTCCACTTCCATTCTGAATTCTGGACTTTGATGCTCCACCCTTTCTAAAGCTAAACTTAGGAAATATCTGTGCGTATTGAGGGGTTGTCATAATATTTCGGACATCAGCACCAAAGTCCTTGGCGAAATCCTCGTTATAAGTAGCGAAGATTACGTTCCTATAACTATCTTTACCTTGCAACCAAGGAACAAAACGTCTTGAAACAAGCTCTGATTTGCCGTGACGAGGTGGCATGGACACTATTAACCTCGGAATATGCCCTTTCTCGACCTTTTCCAGCACCTTTGCCAAAGCTCTATGATGCTTTGCATCTTTAAACATAGATAGCTCCAGGTTATCTGGATCGTCTGGATCTGGCATTGTGTACTTAACAAACTTTAGAAAATCAGTTCGGCACTCCAAAGCACTCTTTTGTCGCTTTGCGGCAGAAAGCTTTTTCTCAAGCTCTATTAATTTTGCGTTCTTATTCATAGATCTCAAAATGTGGGCAATCGATAAATGGACGTTTTTGAACTGCTCGTCTAGTGTCAATATACTCGTTCATCATCTGCTCGCCAGTTCCGTTAAAATCACAGATATTCTTTATATGCCATGCCGAACCCCAACGGATCGGTACACCAACTTCTGTAGCTCCTATCTTCATTGCATCACAGATTTCATCATAAACTTTTACTTCCCAAGATGCTCTTGAAGAACCATCCTCTAGCTGAATATAAGCCATTAGATCTACTGCTTTACCCTCTAAGTGACGAGATTTTAAGGTTTTCGAAGCTCCTTTTTCATACAAGGCTCGTTGCTCGGATTCCGACCTCATCCCACAAATCACTCCGAAGTCGATTTTCGTATGCTGTATGGCTATCTTAACTGCTTCCTGGAGTCTTTCGTCTACTCCAGCTAATTTCTGAAAACTTCTTTGTGATAGTTTAAATGCCATTATTTTTTCCTTAATTTGCTAAATGATCTGAGTCCGAAACTGGCGGCAATACTTGCGTACATTCCGTATTTTATAAAGTCTGGAGTTTTCTCTAAATTTTCCCAACCTCTAGCCATGTGTTCTTGTATTCCCCAAAAGGGCAAAAAATTTAGAATTATTAATAAAACAAACAAAGCAGTCCAGATTTCGTCTTTCCAAGATGACTTAGAAGCATCCATTGCCATCACTTCCCAGTTAGCCGTACCCTCGGCAATCTTTTGTTCTTTGGTGGCTTTTGCTTTCTGGATTTCAGCTTTTGAATCTAAAAAGCTTGTGCCTAATCCAACAACAGAACTAAGTAGTTGTGTTATCATTGCTACCTCCTTTTGACTCTTTGTTAAGAAACAAGGCTAAACTTCCAGTCATAGCTCCAGTTATAACTGATATAAGACTTGCTTGTTGTGTTGTGAGATCTGGCTGACTTAATGCCCACTCTACAGATCTGATGTAAACACAAGACATTAGAATCATCATCAATCGGGGAACTATGAGCCATTTATCAAGTGTTTCTGGTGTCATTGTAACGTCCCTTGTAAGTATCTGATCCAGATAATAAGAAAGATAAAACCAACCACAAAAGTTGTCGCTCCGACAAAGTAGCCGAAGTATTTAAGGAATTGTTGTCTGCGTTTTTCAAGTTCTTCTCTCTCTTTAATCCGTTGTTTTCTCGCTTCTGCTTGAAATCTTTGCCAGTCTGCCCATAATCCAGGTCTACCAGTCCATATCATTAGTGTCTTTAGATGTTCCTCGGCTTCTTTAACCTCTTCTAATGCTTGAAACTCCTCAAATTCATTTGCCGTTTTTCCACTCAAATTCGCTAAAAATCCCGACTTTCTTCTGTTAACCTTGTGTTCAAGATCGGCTTTAACACCAACGATCTCTCCGATCTGCTTTGCACATTTAATAAGATCTCCAGAATTCTGAACAGTCTGCTTAACAACTGCGAAAGCGGCATTGAAAGCCGCCATCTCTGCCAACATAACAATCCCCTTTGCATAAGTTGACCTCCCATTATTCTAATCCTCCAAATCATCAGTAAATCATCACCAAAACATTAACCAGCAACCCTATAACTGCCGTTATTCCACCCAAGCCAATGAGTTCAATTCTCTTTAAGCGAAAAAAGATCTCCTTATATTGAATATGGTTTTCAGTTTCCAATTTAACTATTCTCGATTCCAATGCTTTACTCATTTAAAACCCACCCTTTTGTATTGTCAGCTTGATAAGCACTCTCATTCCACGAGTACCACTTACCAGCTTCTATCTCTTCTTCTGTAAGTTCTGCATGTGTTATTGGTGGCTCGTAATCAAACGTATTAGTGTTAAGTGTCCAGCTTGCGTGTGGTGATTTAAAATAAAATGCTTTATGAGTTGTATCATAGTACATTCCCCTTGTTGCAAATCTATATCCTATCGCTTTACTTTGGTCTGCACTTTCTTGTGTAAAATTTTGATTTATGTGTGGTGCATAGTGTTTACCATTTTTGGTATTATAACTTGTCTTTACCCATGCAGATTTATCACCCCAATTACCAGTATCTAGCTCTGCTTCTTTAATAACAATCACACGTTGCACTATATTGTTTTCATCTATCTCAGCCCAATGTCCCATTTAATTATCCCGCATATTGATATCTGAATATTACAATACCAGAACCACCACTACTTCCATTATATCCAGCACCTCCGCCTCCGCCACCGCCAGTATTAGCTGAACCAGAACCTGGACTTCCATTGCTACCAGAACCACCTCCACCAGAGCCACCAGAGCTACCACCATTATAGGCAGAACCTCCACCTCCTCCAGCACGAGTTGTTCCACCAGATGCGTTTCCAGATGATGAACCAGAACCACCAGAACCAGCTGGACCAGAAGTTGTAGCAGAACCACCAGTACCACCAGCACCTCCTCCTCCTCCAGCAAAGTCGGCATTACCACCACCAGTACCGCCATTGTTACCTTGACTGGGTACACTTGTAGGACTACCAACTGGCATACTTTCTTTGTAGTTTCCACCGCCAGCACTGGTATAAGTCCAAGAAGCACCGCCACCACCAGAGCCACCATTACCGCCATGACCACCCTTAGCAGTGTTTTGACCACCACCAATATACACTGTGCCAGTCTGACGATATCCACCACAACCGCCACCAATAGAGGTTATGCTTAATGGACTTCCAGTAATAGTATCATTACCAGTAGCTCCACCACCTCCACCATTCCCAGTATAAGTTGGTCCCCAATAAGTACCATAACCATAATTAAACGTACCACCACCAACACCGCCAGCTCCAATAGTGACAGAAATACTTTGTGTGCTACCAGTAAATGTACCACTTCGATAGCCACCAGCACCGCCACCTCCAGATGGTCTGTTATTCATGCCAGACCTCATACCACCACCTCCACCACCTATGACTAAGTAGTCAACTGTGGTAGAAGCACCATCTGCTGTTTGTGTAATTTGAAATGTTCCAGAAGAATTAAACGTATGAAACTTATAATTTCCAGAAGTTGAAGTAGTGCCACCAGTTGCACCTATATATGTTACAGCAGTTGCACCATACCATTCGTTAAATGCCATAGTTGCTCCAGAAGATTTACTAATTAAATCTCTAATATCAGCATCATTTATACTACAGTTTGAGCCAGAACTCCCCCCAGCTTCAACATGAAAGTCGTTTAAACTAATAGCTCCACTACTTGCTACTGGCATTATTTTCCAATTCTTCTACTCTCTTAGTTAATTCTTTTACTGCTTCAATTAGCACCGCAGTTATTCTACTGTAATCGACTGACTTAGTTCCCATTTCATCATCAGCAGTCAAAACAATCTGTGGTAAAACTTTTTCAACTTCTTGTGCGATTACACCAATATTATCTTTTTCATCCCTAGTATACGTCACACCTCTCATGCTCAGTATCTTTGACAATCCGCCATCAAGAGTTTCAATGTTAGACTTTAATCTTTCATCAGAATAAGCAGTTACGTTATTGTTGAATGTAGCCGCACCAGCTTCAGACATATCAAGTGTAAGTGCAGTTATAGTAGAGCCACCATCATCTCCTTTAAACTTTATATCCGAATCTGATGTTTGATTGAAAAATGCAGTTTCACTTGCACTCGTGATTATGTGCATTCGTGCAGTACCAGCATCATTTATTTTTACATCGCCACCATCAGCATCAAGAATAATGTCTCCTGCTACATCAAGTGTTAAATCACCAGAACTTAAATCAATCTCTGTGCCATCTATTGTTATGTTGTCTGCTACAAGAGAGCCACCAGTAATAGCACCAGTAGTGGTAATAGTAGAAGATCCAGTATCAATACTACCAAAGCCACTCGTTATTGAGCCAGCATCTAAAGCACCAGTTGTAACAATACTTGAACTTCCAGCAGTAGGAGATGCACCAATATCAGTTAATGTTTCTCCAGCAGTTCTTCCTTCAACAGAAGTTCCATCTATTCTAAGAAAATCGTTGTCAGCTACATTTGCATTTGCAACCAAGACATTGGTATCTGATATTCCAGAAGATAATCTTGCATTAGCAAAAGTTCCCGAAGTTATTTTAGATGCCGGTAAATTTGGTATGTCGGCTTCTGTAAATCCACCAGTAATTATGTTTGCTAAGTCCCTTGCTTTGGTCATCTTGCTTTCTCCGCAGTTACATATTCGTGTTTATTTATTTCATATTTTGTACTCATTTGCTTTCTCTTATGATGGTTTACTTATTTTTTTTGTACCGCTTACTGATACATTGCCCTCAGAAAAGGTAATATCTTTCGCATTATTGCCAGAATATGTTGAGGGAATATCTCGTAAACTTTTTCGATAATTTATGTATTCTGTTTTTTTACTATCATCTAAAGGACTATCGGACATAACAGTCCAATCAGTTTCCGATAATAACAAAGTACGCACTTGTCTTACTCTCACCCAATTATTTAGCCATGCTTCTTCTGCATCAAGTTTGGCTTTGTCATCTGCTGATTTCAGAGCAGTCCATTTATCTGTAACTGCTTTTATTTCATCTGAAGTAGCAGAACGATTATCGCCCGATACTGGTTCTACTTCACCAGAAGTATCATTAATTTGAATAGCATGAATAGATGTATAATCATTTAGCCATACATCATCTGAGGGCATTTGATACGCAATACCATCTTTTACAATTATTCTATCTGGTTTTACAAATGAGTAATGAGCCATTTTATTTCCTATGTTCTAAAAATTTAGCTGGTCGTCTACTGATTACATTCATACAAAAGCTCTCTATTTTTTTTCTGTAATTTAGGAGAGTGAATATACTGTTACTATAAGACTTCATTTCTTCAGTAGCTTCAACATAACCAAGATTTACTGATGTGTTGAAAAAGAAAGTTAAAAAAGGTTTATCAAAACGTAATTTAATTGTTGCTTGTTTATTAATATTTTTTATTGCGAATGATGAATGTAATGGTCTAATCCAAGAATGAGGTTTAAATCCCCCAGGAATATACACACAATTTTCATGCTCAAGATTTGGAGGAGTTGAAACAACTTCTATGTCTTTATCATCAGTAACAAAAGCATAAGGACTTTGAATTTGCAGCTCTAATCTTGAATTATCTTCATGCTTTAGATTTAATGATTGATTAATTAAATTATGTAGTGCTTTTGTTGAGGGATGTTGGTCAGTAAATTTATAATTTAGGTATGGTTCTTCTTTTTTTAAACCAAATTCAAGGTCAACATCTAAGAAAGAATTAACTGTATAAAGTCTATTATAAATACTTGTTACTGCTGGACATTTAGTTTGTAGTATTTGTTTGTCATATTTTTCAATGTTATTAAATATTCCTTGTGGGAATTTTTCTGCATGAAGAATTGTCCATTTTACATCTGACAGTTTTGTCTTATTAAATATCATTATTTATCAAGCCTTAATCATAAATTTGATTGCTATATAAGGTTGCAAGGTTGAAACGGCATTAATACTTGTTGTGCCAGTAGGTGTCACCGCATTACCAGAAAAGGTTGCACTCATAGAGTGGCTATGAGAATTACCACTTCCAGTACTTTGAGTTGCCCAATTTGGGTTAGCATTATAATAATTGCCTAATGGATTTACATAAGCTGACTGTTGTCCAAAACCAAAATCTCCGTATTGCAGTCCATGATCTTCTGGATGAGTATGAGAGGGCAGTTGAGCAGTTGTCAGAGTATGGCTTCCAGTACTACCACCAACAGTACCAGCTGGGGTTAATGCGTTTATTGTTATAGAACCAGTTGGGGTTACAGTTGCCGCACCTCCAGTTGATGCTACGGCTTTAGAACCACTCACTCCTATTGGAACTTTATCTTGTAAATCTGGCAGATTAAATGTACTTGAGCCATTTCCAACACCATAGTCTGTCGAGATAACGGCAAACAAAGCCGAATATGTTGACCTCGATACGGCAGTCCCATCACAATTTAAATAGCCAGAGGGCAAGGTACTATTACCCCAAGTCAAAATAGTTCCTACATCAATAGCAACAAGGTTTGTAAGAGATGCACCAGTAAAATTATATCTATTTGCTTCGTAAGTACTCATATTATTTCTCCATCATCAACCAGCCTTGAGTGTCACCAGAAAAAACCAAGGCAAAACCAGCCCTCTCTGTTGCTACAGTCATGTCACTTGCATCCCCCTGGATCTTCTTTCCATTCCTCGCAACTGTAAGATTATTGCTATCAAAAGTAGCACTCAGATCTATAAATCTAATCGTATCTCCAGCCGTAGGACTCGCTGGTAAAGTAGCCGTAACTGCTCCTCCAGTCGTATCAACAAAATACCCTTTTGAAATGGCGGCATTAAAAGCAGAGGTCTTGGACTCCCATGTGAAATCTGTCTCAACAGTAACACTACCTCCAAGAGAAATTGCCGATCCGTTTATCGTAATTGCAGAGTTTGCCAATGCTGAATTAGGTACAGAACTTAATCTTGCGTTAGGTAGTGTGCCAGCATTAACATTAGAGGCATTGATTGAAGCAACATTAAATGTACCAAACCCAACTATGTCTACTACATCACCATTCGCAAGAGCAGAAGCAAAAGTAACTGTGTCACCACTTGTAACTGTTACGTCTGTGGCATTTACTTGCTTTACACCATTTAAATATACGTCAATAAATCCAGCATCATAAGCAAGAGTATTACCATTAGCATCACTTCCGGTAACACTCGTAGGAGTACCAGATATATTATAAGTAAATCGAGCAGACGTTCCGTTTACAGACGAACCAGCATTTTGAAACCCACTACTCCCAAAAACTTTCAAGGTATTGGCTGACGTATCAAATACGAGATCACCTACGTCATTGCTACTGCTTGGAACTCCAGCTTGCACTCTATATCTATCAGCAAAAGAGTTGACTCCAGTAATGTTGGTCGCAACTGTATTAACATTTGAAATAGCTCCTCCAACCGCATCCACATTAGCAATCGAGTTTGCTACTGTGTCTATTTCCGAGGTCGCTTCTAATAAATCATTTGCCGTTGCCTGGACTTTCGCAATATTCGTATTTACTGTCGAAATTGCCGAAGAAATCCCAGAAACATTCGAAATTGCCGAACTTATCCCAGCTACAGTAGCAATTTCACCACTTATTCCAGCCGTAGTCCCAATATTCGCAATAACTCCACTCGCATTTAGGTTCGCCATGTTCGTAATAACACCACTAGCATTTAAGTTAGCCATATTCGTAACATTAGTCGTTGTACCGAGATTACCCATTGCCGTTACATTCGCAGTCGTGCCGAGGTTCGACATGGATGTAATATTTGCTGATGTTGCTAATAAATTCATATCGGCAACTGCATCACTTGTACCGAGTAATCCAAGCTGGGTTGTTTGTCCAGCTACAGTACCAATATTCGCAATAACACCACTTCCATTTAAATTCGCCATGTGAGTGATAACATTAGTCCCATTCAAGCTTGCCATGTGACCAACTACAGTAGACGTTCCCAACAATGCCATATTTGCAATAGGTGTGGATTGACCTAAAAGACCAATTTCTGTTGCCTTACCAGAAACGGCAGTTACCTCACTATTTAACCCAGCAACAATATTAACATTCGCAATATTGGTCGCTACTGTCCCAACATTCGCATTAGTTGCATAATATTTTGCTGAATATTCGCTTGTGTTCCCTACTGTTCCAGAAGTCTTGGTTGCCCAATCCTTTGCCGATCCAGATGCCGTATCAACTCCAGTACCCCCAATCGCATAAGCTTTTGAAGAATAATCGGTGGATTCAACAAGACCATTCGTTTTTCTAGCCCAATTATCAGCTTCATTTGCAAACCCTTGAGCATTAGTCTTAGCCGTTTCTGCCGCTTCTTTGGCGGCTTGAGCAACAACAGATGCACCCCAAATAATAACATTCTCATTGCCCGATACGGCTGGTGTACTAGGAGCAGTAACAAAGGTTAATGTTGTACCCGATATTGAGTAATCATCTCCTGGATTCTTTAAAGCTCCGTTTACGAAAACCAAAACATCCGTATTTGAAGTATAAGTGTATGAAAGAGTGAACGCAGTCTGCGATCCAGTTCCCTCAAACTTATTTACTGCTGAAGCCGTACTCGCTATTCCAGCATTGGCTATCAAAATCCATTTATTTGCAGTTAAGTCGGTCTGAAAGGCAGAAGATGAGGTATGTGCTGACGTTGCAACGTAAGTCGCACCATTATAATCAACTAAATCACCAACGGAATACGAGGTTGATGTAACCCAATCTCCTTTTACAGTATATGAACCAGTATTCATCAAAGCTAAAGCACCAGCATCAAAGCTATCCTTGTGAACTGCTTGGTTCTTTATCTTGCCATCATCTTGCTGGATTTTCGCTATATTGGTATTCAGATCGTCTAAGGTCAGTTTTACCTTGTTCAGTTCTCCGTCAACTTGATTCCCAGGAAGAGGATTCGCTGGACTTGTTGTTTGGAAATCATTGAAGTTGTACTGCCTAGTGTAAGTTCTCGGTTGAGCCATACTCTCCTCGATTGCTAAATATTTCTGTTGACATTATATACTTGTTTGTCGCATCTATCAACTAACCAACACCCGAAAAGTTGAGTTTTCCGAAAAATTAGTACGGCTAGGGTTGATAGAAATGCCTGGGTGATCGGGAACACCCTAGGGGGTGGGTCGGATTTTCTGCTATTTATTATAAAAATAAGGGGTTTCGTGCCTAAATAGTCCTATATAAACTACTTCAACACCTTATTTATATGCTTTATTCTTATTATCTGCGTTATTCTGCTGGTGTTATGTCTTTTGCTAGTGTGCTTTTCTCATCCTCATAACGATCTATAATAGATCCTAGCTCTTCGGATGTCATTTCTCCCAGCGATTTCCCCTCCAGACTATTCTCTTTATCTTTTCCGAGATCTCCAGCGAGTTCGAGGACTGTTCGACTTGCTGATACTTTCGCTGATGCTGGTGCATCTGGATCATTCATCACGGATCTGAGTGTATTTACTGCCAAACTGGACAGATCTGTTTGGTAAACAGTTTGTCTTGATAGCCGAATACCAGCTAAAACCGAGGGATTGCGAGTAAGTATATAGGCTGACTGTTTTGGATGTGCATATCCAGATAACCTTGCACTCTCTGTTGGATTTTTGTTTTCTTTTACAAGGTAATCAATAAATAACTGTTGCTGGTCACTTAAAGATCTTTTTCTGGTCAATTCCATTATGCAGCTCTTTTCCTATTTCCACCTGGATTTTTTATTTCTGAGCAGAATTCTAACATAATTATTAAAAAGCTTGAATACGGACAGTTTGGCAGTATACTTGTGTTGATCGCAAGATCATACATTAACAAACAAAGGTAAAAATAATGAATAAAATTATATTTCATACAACTGCTGGGATAGGTTTAACTTTTGGTGCTTTATCAATGGTTTGCTTTTGCTCCAGTCTTTTTCTTTCATTAGATCCAGCAAATCTCTTTAATGCTTTTGGTCTTATGACTTGTGCTTTTGGATCTCTTTTCTTGGGATTTGTAATCGTAATGATTGCTGAAGATCTCAGAGTTAGGAATAACTACTAATGCCTAGACCAGCTGGAAACAAATGGATCAATGCCGAGTGTTATATTGCACATTATTGCCCTAAACCACTCGGAGGAGATCATAGAGTATTTTTTGCCATGATCGGCAGAAAATGGGTTTATTTAGCGACTGGATATGGTCAGAGAGCTAGATGGACTAAACCACAATGGGATTTATACCTCGAAAAAATGCAGTCTGCTGACGTAATTAAAAGGCATGGAGGAAGTAAAGTAATAGAGCTTTTAAACCAAGCCAAAGACACGCAGAAAATCCCATTACTACCGAGAGATCTTGAAGAGGAGATTAAGAAAGAAACTCCTCTAAAAGGTCAACTCCAATTAATTTAAAGAAAGGTAAAAAATGATTAGAACAATATTAATTGATCCAAAAGCTAAAAGACTGAAAGAGGTCTTTGTTAAAGCTCACGATCTAAATTCTATATATGCAGAATTAGGATGCAGTAATTTTGAAACTGCACCCTTTATCCCTTTAAGACTTGGGGATGATATCCACACTCATGATATTTATTGTGATGGAGAGGGATTATTCAAAGAGGAACAATATTTCTTTTTTAATAAAGCGACTGGATCTCCTATTGCTGGAAAATCTCTGGTTATTGGTCTGGATGAAAATAGTGGAGACAGTAGATCTTGTTTGTGGAGTATTGAGGGAATTAAAAGAAATATCTCTTGGATAGGCGATAGAAACACTCTCCAGCTTATGCTGGAAAGAAAGATTATTTCTATTAATGAAAAACCATATCTTTCAGAAAATTCTGGTGAATTCTATGTATGATTATAAGATCAACAATGATCGACCAGCGAACACCTCGCTGGTTGATCCGAGCATGGACTGGAAAGAAGCTCTTAATATTGTCGATACTATGGTGCGACAAAATTTAGAAGAAAGAAACTGCTATCTCCTAGATCTAAATTGTAGGGCAATTCTAGATCAATATTCCCCTAATCAATTAATCTCTGCATGGATGATTGTTTCAAGAGGTTATTCAGACCGCAAATAAGCCGAAACCAGCGCCCTTTAGAGGGTTGCTGGTCTTATCTATCGTGGGGATAGATAACTGATGATGGCAGACCCATTTGCTCAAAATGAAAAGGTAAAATTATGAGTACAAGATCTGAAATAGGAGTTCAGTTGCAAGATAATTCTGTGATCTCAATTTATTGTCATAGTGACGGATATTTAGCCCACAATGGGAGGTTATTAAACAACTACTACAAAACTGAGTATTTAGCGATTGACCTAATCCAGCACAATGATTGCTCGTTTCTAGGACAAACCACACAGGACAGTCGATTTTATAATACTTGGAGAAATGAAAACACCAAGTTTAAGAAATTTCCCAGCAGTAAGGAATATTTAGAAGAGTTTAAGGATCATGCTTTTATCGAATATTGCTACCTCTTTAAGAATGATCGCTGGTGTGTACTGAATGAATTTAAAACCAGTATTTCTGGAATTGTAAAATCTACATTCCACGAATTTATACCCTTAGACAATCTAATACTTGATGAAACTGCATAAAGCCGAAACCAGCGAGATCTCTCGGATCTGGCTGGTCTTGTGGATCGTGGCGATCTACAACTGATGATGGCAGACACCATTGCAATAAAAAGGTAAAGATTATGAATGATGAAGATTTAAAAATTGTTTCTATAGATGCAACGTCTGAGCAAATGTTTCAAGCAGTTTATAAATTCCCAAAATGGATGACCGACCAGCAAATAATTGAATATTTCATTGAAGAGGGATCAAACGGAGAATTTGAGGAAAAGGAGAACACATGGCAATGGGGAGATGTAACAGAGCTTGACGAAATTGATGCTGATTACCATTCAGTTTGGACTCCAAATTTTGAGCTGATCGAAAAAAAATTCGGTAAGCCGACTGAGGAGGAGCTGGAAGAACAAGCCGAGCATAAGCTCCAAAATATGGTAGTAGACGAATTCCAGAATTTCTTAGAGGAAATTGATGAAACTGCATCATCTGTTTTTGATGAATATGTTGCGATAGCCAAAGAAGAATTGAAGAAACGATTAGCGGAAAGTTATGAGGGATCAAAATGAGCAACTTACTTATACTCGCTGGAGCAATTTTCTTTTGTTATTTCATCTTTAGCATGGGAGTGGCAATTCATGGATAAGAATGAACTAAAAGATTTGAAACAATTTATTTTGTGGCTTTCAGTCGAACTTGGTGACGAGAGAAATTATTTTGAAGCAATAAAACCAAATCTGCAAAAGCTTTTGGATCTGGTTAGTGAAGAGGAGGATGCTTGATGGCTAAAATACTTATAGGTTGTGAGACTTCTGGCATTGTTCGAGAAGCATTTTTAAAATTGGGACATGATACTTGGAGTTGCGATTTATTGCCTAGTGATAAGCCAAGTAATAGGCATATTGTTTCAGATGTAAGAGATGTTATAAAGATGGGCTGGGACATGCTTATTGTTGCTCATCCTCCCTGTACTCGTTTATGTAATAGTGGTGTGAGATGGTTACATAAAGCACCACCGAATAAAACTAAGGAAGATATGTGGCAAGATCTGGAAGAGGGTTGTTCTTTATTTTCTGATCTCTGGAACGCAGACATCCCTTTTGTTGCAGTCGAAAATCCAGTTATGCACAAGTACGCAAAATCCAGAATAAAAAACTACCAGCATTTCAGTCAAAGTGTCCAGCCTTGGCAATTTGGAACAGACGAAAATGGTTCAGACAATGTGAAAAAAAGAACTTGTTTGTGGCTTAGAAATCTACCCAATCTTGAGCCAACTGGAACGCTGGACGGAACATCTGCAAGAGATGAATGTCACAAAGTAGCTCCATCAAAAGATAGATGGAAAATTCGATCAAAGTTCTATGAGGGCATAGCAAACGCTATGGCTAATCAATGGACAAAATTTATGACCGATAAGCCTATGGGTCAACTTGAATTAAACTTTTAAGGAGGATATAAAATGACAAAATTTTTTATAGTTATTGCTACTTTTACAAAACCGAGATTTGAAGCATTTAAGACTAATGATTCATATTACGATAGCTGGACTACTCACGAAAGTTATTATGATGCTCACGTTGAGTATACAAAAAATCGTGAACGTGATGATTGTTACACGACCAGCATTTGCAATGTCGTAACGTCTACTGATTATGGAGTTTGAAATGAAATCAATTAGAGATCCATATTTCGAACAATGTCTAAAAGGCATGACGTTCCCTAAAGGCTGGGAATATACTGGTTATGCTAACGATCTTTGCCCATCTTATAGAGTTAATGAAAAGAACCTAAAAATTTTCATTGACCATCCAGATGTATACCAGAGAGAGGATTTAGATATGAAGAGGTTTCAAATTACAAATGATAATGAAATGGATGAAAATTATCAGATGACGTTATTAGAAACTGATGATTTCAATGAGATCTTAAAATTTATAGACAAATTTTGAGCAACCATTTTTCAAAAATTCCGAGAAAAACCTCAGTTTTAGGACTGGGGTTTTTTTTTGGAACATTCAAAAGCAATAGCTGAATAACCAGCTACATCTTTTAGACTATCTGAATGATCTGGATCATTAGCCAGTCTGCCTAATTTCAGAATTATTCCAAAGATAGCAACATCAACAGAATTTATTGAATATCCCTCTCTCTTTCCGAAATAGGCTCTCAACATCTGAGCAGTTCGATCCATATTCTCATAGGGCTCACCATAGGAGGAATTCCTATCCGAACAAATGAGTTGCTCGACCTCTTGGAGCATTTCGGCTCTAATAGGGGATTTCGTCATCAAAGGGGAGTTCTGTTTCTTTTTCATCTTTATCTCCGTTAGGTTGAATTTCTGATCCCTCAAAGAGATCCTTAATATCGGTGGCGGCTGAATTATTTTTTTCGAATTTATGAATTATGGTTGCGATCTCGTCTAATGTGTAAGTTCTATCGGCTGACTCTTTATCGACAAATTGCATATCGGAATGATCTTTAACGATTGCATAGGTAAAAGCATCACATTCTATTGGAGCAATCGCATACCAGATCTTAACGTCATTCGGCTTATGCCCATTCTTATAGGCATATTTCTCTAAAGCTTCCCATCCTTGAATAAGGTTATTCGCTTTTTGCACCATATATTTCACATCATCTTCTAGGTAAGCCTTTTCGAAATTCTGTTGAGCTTGTTTAAAGGCAACGGCTAATTGAGGAGATGCTAGACGTTGTAGCTTTCCTCTTCCCCATCTTTGTTGCAATCTCCAGGCAAATTCTTCTAGCGAGTCAACTGTAGCTTGTCCCACTTCGTTACGATCTTTCGCCAACTTCTTTTTATCCCAGCTATTATTTAAGTTCATCTGAGAATACCTTGTCTTTATCATCTTCGAGTTCCTTTCCTTTGAAGCAAAGAATGTTTCTTTTTACGCAAGTCCATCTATCAGTTCTATTCAGAGGTTGTGGCATAGCTCTAGGGATCTGCTTAATGATACAGAAACATTTATAGTACCCAGCTTCTAAGTTCTTAATGGATTCCAAATAAAATATTAATGCCAGAGCTTCCAATCTTATATTCCTATAACTACACTTTTCGCCCTAGCGAAAGTAGTGTATAGGGGTATAAGGGGTTTACTTTCGCCCTTACTTCCGCCCACTTTCGCTTACTTCCGCCTATTTTTAAGGCTGATATCATTTCACTTCCGCCCTTTTTCGGCATTGACCCCCTCCACTTCCGCCCTTTTTGGCTCTTCCCCCCCTTTACTTTCGCTGGCGGAAGTAACGTAATTTTGCCATTCTGGTGACATATCGGTCATACCTAGATGCTGGATTATGTATTCAAAATCGTTAAGGACTTTGAGGTGGTAGGCTCTTCGTTTACGACCCAGTTCAAGAGGTACTCTTTCGGACTCCTTTCCATACTCTTCATCTAAATTCTTGAGATCGAGTGATGCCCACAAGGTTAGAGCTTCTTTGATGCGTTCTATTTTATCTTTTATTGACATTTTCATTTACGGCAAATCGTAATAAAACGACTGCACACTCCTACAATTCTTCTTTGTTGATATTGGATCTCTTAGCTGATTAACGGCTTCTGCAAGACGTACACAATCCCTTTGGTTATCAAATACAAGCCTATGAACCTCGAACTCTGGGTTCTCTATGTCCGTAACTGTAATTAGATACATGGTGTATGTGACTATCTTCAGCACTTTATACTGGTGTCCCCTCATAATCTGTTGGATTTTCTTTCCGCAGCTTTTTTCTTTTGCAAGAAGTACAGATATTGCCCTCTTTCGTTTTGTGACCCTTTCGAGATCCAGAACTAAGGTTGATAACGTCACCACAACGAACACAGGTATGCTCATATATCGTTGTTCGGTATCGTTTGAGTTTAAATATTTCGTTTTCTGCCATGCTCAATTTCCCCATGTTGGTTGATCTGGTGTACGAACCACACGAATTCCTTTTGTTTTTGTTTTTGCTGTGTGGACTACGTTTTCGATAAATTTCTGATCCGACCATGCTTGGATGTAACCTCTGGCTGATCGTTTCGGCATCCCATATTCCTTAATCATGTATGCTTGAAGAGATCTGGTAGTATTGAGAGCCATAGCGAAAGGTTCATCAGTACCCCAACGTCTAGTTATCTCCTCAAATATTGCTGAAGTTTGGGATTTATCGAGTTTTGCTGATGCTACTAGGATATGATCTATTTCCATTGTTCGATCTACGAGCAGACCAGCTTCATTTCGGACAAAGGCTCTAGTTGAATTATCGGCTGAGTCATTTACTTTTACGATCCCACCCATGACACAATTTCCAGATCCAGCTTCGAAATCCATTTTCTGAGCAACCACGATCTCGTCACTTTCTGGCATTTGCCAGAGTCCATAGACCCATCTAGCACCATCTACGAGAGCCGTAGTTCCTCTAATGGACTCTCTGGCTTGTATTGACTTCTTGATGCTGAACGTACCCTCTTTCCTCATGTGGTGAGCAACCAGAACACTTGCTCCAGTAACGGCACATAATTCAGCCATCAATGACCAAAAGAATTGTCCAGCGGCAGGGTCAGTATTTATATCGGCATGAGCAAAGGCTTGTAATGGATCTATTATTACGAGAGCAACATCACCTAAGGCGATTAGTTGCTCTCGTAAATTCTGGTAATAGTCAGTAACGCTATATTGCCCTAAAGAGTTTTGAATAAACGGAACAACACCTCCAGCATCTGGCATAGGAACGACAAACAGATTTCCGTTTGCTCTTTCCAAAAGATTAACACCAGCGATATTCTCTATTCTTCTATGAATACTGTTTGCACTATCTTCAGCACCAAGAAAAACGACCTTTCCATTATGGACAACTTTCCCTCCCAAAGCCGTTTCTTGGTGCATCCCTTGATCTCCTCCAGCTACTTTCATAGCCAGATCAAGCATTATAAAAGACTTACCCAGCCCTCCGATTGCCGCAATAAGTCCTGGAATTTTTCTAGGTAGTATGTTTTCGATTAGCCATTCTTGTTCTGGAGCTTTGCCACGAAACCGACTAACTCCCCAATCTTTTATACAGAAAGGGGGATTGGGCAGAGCAGTAGCAGTAATCCCCCTCTCAGCATCCGTCACAGAGTTTTGTGGTTTAGACAAAAATGAAGTTTCATTTATCTGTGACGAATTCTCAGAGCCAGCAACAACACCTTGAAGTATTTTAAGTTCGTTGTTCTTTGCTCGTTTTAACTGATAACTAGCTTTCCATTGAAATAGCTTTAATCCTCGACCATCTTCATCAAGAGACATTCCTCTGGATCTCGCTTTACGTTCATAAGTTGGGTAGGCATCTTCGACAAGCTCTTGGACAGTCGGCAGTATGCCTTTTTGTGTGTACCATGTTCGGATCGTTCCGAGTATGAGTTGCACCATATAGGACTCTCGACCATCTATGAGATCTCCCCATTTATCGGTTATTCCAGATTTCATGGCAGATCCGTTTATTCCGTTTGTTCGGAAAAGACTGGCTAGTGATAATTCTTTGAGCCAATCTGGACTATCTTCAATAATATTATCGTCTGGATGGACAATGTATTTGCCACCAGATTTATGATTACTGGGAGCAACAACAACAAATCCCCCCTCTCCTCTTGTATCTATTCCCTCGCCAAGAGTGTTTGCACCAGTATGAATTTCTTGATCGTCTGTTGCTTTATAGAAATAATGCCGACCTCCAGATCCGGTAATTTGTTCTAATGTTTCTGGCAGATCATCATTAGCCATCTGGAGATCGTGAAAGCTCTCTTGCCCAAACTTTCCCTCGCCAATATCTACATCAACGGCAAATATATTGTTGCTGATCTTCCCAGTAACGACACCCATATTATAGTCTTTAAACCGACCCTCAAACCACATATATAGTGTGTCAACATCAGCTTTCTTTTCTTGATATTGTTTCCATTTTGACTTAGCTGGATGTTTTCCAGGAGAAGCACAATCCCTACCTGCCGAGCAACTGCACACCCCATTTTCGTCAACCTTGTGGACTGGTATTACGCTGAACCCTTTATCTGCCCAATACTTTGCCCATTCGTATTTTGTTTTTTCCATTTAACTGCCCTTTTAAAAAAGGGAGGAGGAAAAGGTAAAAAACCCCCTCCCTAGTAAACCACCTTAGATTTCGTCAAAATTAACGTCATCAGAAGAGGCTTTTGCGACAACAACATCCTCTTTGGCGGTACTCACTACTGGAGCAGTTTCAGTAGCTTGTTCGTTATCAAATGGACTATCTGCCCATTTAAGAAACTCATATTGAGGAATTCGGGTTTTACCCTTTCCTATGGAAACCTTTTCAGTACCAGTAATCTTAATTATTGCTGATTTCCCATCATTAGCTTTGAACTGATCTTCAAGACCATTATAAAGATCTTTTATGAATTCCAGCATACCCACTTGGCTAGTGCATAATTCTCTTAAAGGCTCACCTCCATTTTCATCAACAAAAACTTTTTTGCTATAAAGCATTAAAGTGAAACCTTGCTTATAAGACTCATCTGGTTGAGGTGATATTAATTCCCCATTTTTGTCTTTTTTCATTGGATTGTTATCTTCCCAAGGAATCCAATCTCTTCCATTGGCAAGCTTTAACCAACCCATCTGAACATTTTGAATATCAACGTGCATTGGGTTTGCCAGCTCTTCATCTTCGATCTTCAGCATTGCTCCCTCTTGAGAGGACTTCAACCACTCGTCATCTTCGATTGAATAACGGATAAACGCATTACCACCACCACTATTTAACATATTTAAAGGCATTATAATCTCCTAAGATTTATTTATTTCGCCACAACTTTTTAATTCGGTGAGTGGCGAACACCGAGCCGAGGAGTTCGGCAGAGTATCGAGCTTTGATGTATTTCTTGGCTCGATTTCTGAAAGCATCTGGATCAAATTCCGACAGATCACAGACAGTTTCAAAATCTTTTCGGCTCTCGAAAATCCATTTGATAGCTTCTTTTGCTTGCTTTCTTCTCGTTGGATTTGTGTTTTCGAGGTTTCCAGAGTCGATAACGGCTTGATAGAGGACATTGTACCAAAGTGTTTGGTGCTTATCCCGATAGGTAAGGTCTGGTTCAGTTTCAATTAGTGACCTCCTAGCCGTAAAATTTCTGACGGATTTCTTGGGCATCATTCCAATAAAAGCTATCTGGGTTGTGAGGTATGGCATCTATGAGGACTTGCTTATCGTCTGACAATCGCAGTAACTTTTCCATCTGAGTTATTGTTTTTTTAAAACTACCCAAGTAGTAGTCTGGATCTTCCATTTCCAGCCATATCCAAGGGTCAGTTTTTCGAGTTAATACATATAAAAATTTAACTTGAGGTCTATTAATCTCATGCTCTGATCCTCTAAGAACATGAACGGCTTTCTGATATACAGAAGCTTGTATTCCATGAGATAAAGACCATCTGCTAGGTGCTTTTGAGGTTGTCTTGAGATCCACGATAATATTCTCTTCTGGATAGTAGAAATCGAGATACCCCATGCAGTTTATTGTTCCATTCTCTCCATCAGCAAATCGTACTGGGATGTTTATTTGATGTTGCCGAGATCCCTTTGGGGGTTTTTGCGGAATTCCGAGAGGTTCTAACTGCTCCAAAGCAACTTTGACCATTCTTTCGACTATCGGCTCTCGCTTTTCTAAATTTTCTGCAATATTCTTTTGAAATTTTGCTTGAGATCGCATTTGCTCTACTGCAACTCTCTGAGCATCTTTAATAGGCTTATTATTGAATAATGCCCATTCGACACCAGACTCAACGGCAACTCCTTGTATTGCCGCCCAGCCAAAAGGAAACTTTGCTCCTCCTAAATACTGGCATAACCAAGAGTCTGGAGCTTCCCTAAACTTGTTTATTTGGGACACACTAACGTGCTTTAGGTTATGTGCTTGGAATCCGTTTCTGTTTAAATTTACCATTTTGTCTGCTCTGTTTGTTTCTTGTTGGTCTTATAACCCTACACTATCGGCAAAAGAAATGCCATAGTAAGCGATTAAAGAAGCATCCGATCTACCATCATCTTTTTTTCTGGCATAATATTGCGAATAATTTGGTAGTAGCTGGCAAGCTCTTTCTCTCGATCCGTCTTTTCCTCTTTGAACTTTTAAGTAAGTCTGCCAAGTTGTAGGGTTCACTAAGTTAATCGGCATCTCTAACCCAGCCAAAACTCCGAGGATTATTCCGTACCCTTTTCCAAAGTTAAACATGGAGGTAACACCTTGACCT